TTGACAAGATACAATGTCGAGAGATTGGAATACCTTATTTAATCGTTTCTTATCCCGACAAAGAATACACAATTATACAACCATGACTAGAAATATTTATTTAAAAGGAAGAATGGGTAAACTATTCGGAGAGCATCATAGACTGAATGTGAAGACAGTCCAGGAAGCTATGCATGCAATAGATACTATGAAAGGCGGTCTTCGTCAATATCTTATAGACTGTACAGAAAATAATGTAAAATTTTCAGTACAAAAAGGAGAGGATTTCTTATCAAATCAAACTGCAGGAATAGAGTTAGGAAAAGATGATATAATTATTACTCCAGTTCCTAGAGGTTCTGCAAAAGATGGTCTTACAGAACTTATTATTGGAGTAATATTAATTATTGTTGGTTTTAGTATGGGGGACCCAGAAACAGTAAGTAGAGGAGCACAACTTTTAATATCTATTGGTACATCTTTAGCTTTACAAGGTATAGTAACATTACTAACTGATGAGCCCGACGTGCTCAATGAGGAAGAATCTAGTATGTTCAATGGCCCAATAAATAACACTAAATCAGGAGTGCCCGTACCTTTATGTTTCGGAAAAATGGAAGTAGGTGGAGCGGTAGTAAACTTCGGATTTACAGACACTAGAATTCAAGGTAATCAAGGGTATCAATTCGTTAGTAAAGGAACAAGGAACGGCGAAGGTTCTGGTGGCGGTGGCGGTGGAGCTGGTGGCTCAGATAATAGTGGCGGTAATTCAAACTGGATTCAACAGGAGGCTCATTAATGGCACAAAATACATCACAAGGTAATACAAGAGGTTCAGCGCCTCTCGATTCAGCAGGAGTAAAGTCTAGTGGACTTATTCGTGCTCAAACTGCCGTTATCTATGACTTATTATCTGAAGGACCTATTGAAGGACTGGTAGATGGTGTTGCAAGTATTAGATTAAACGACAATCCTGTTGCAAATGCTACAAATGCTACTGCAATATCTCCGCAAAGATCTTTTGATGCTGGTTATGTTCACGGAACAGGAGTAATTACAGATAATTCAACAGGTAATATATTTAGCGGTGCTTCTATATCCGATGGAACAAGAGAAATAATAGTACAAGGCGCAAGTAAAAGAACAACTTCTTCTATTAATTGTGTAGCAGGTAATAATATTGTTCTTTCTACAAATAGTGGAAATATGTCTTTTGCAGCAAGTGATGTTTGGGATGGAGTTGGTATACAACCAATGATTCGTATTGATGGGGCTGGGCGTAATGGCGGACAACTCATAGCAGGAATCACAGAACAAATAAACACAACTGCAATAAGAGTAGATACAGTTCCTATGACAACTGTAACAAATACAAAAGCATATTTAGATTTAAAAGATACTGTAGATAGTTTTAGTGGTAATACTGCTACTATTACAGCCGCAGGAGTAACTGTTGCAAATACTGGTGTACAAATGGGAAGTCCTTCTCGAACAGAACAACAACAACCTTTATATAACTACGAAAACTTTGGATTTGCATTTAGAACAGGAGAGCGTGAACAAGAATGGTTACCTACTCCAGCAGGTATAGGTAGTGCTTCTATTGCTCACTCAGTATCAGGAGGAGCTCTTGGTACTACACAAAATACAGGATATCCTAGTGCAAGTTCTTTTGGGTTTAAAGAAACAACATCATACTCAGGAAATGCTTTAGTAGTAACTTCTTCTACAATGGGAGTTGGAAATCCTTCAGAAGTAGATGCAGTTAAAGTAACTTTACAGTTTAATACTATGATTTCACAAAAAGAAAATGGTAAGCTTGGTCCTGGGTTTGCTGAATACAGAATCAAATTCGGATATTCTAGAGACGGTGGAAGTAGTTATACAGATGTAACAAAAGTAGGTAGAGCTACAATTGCTACTAGTACATCCTCTTATCATAGAAATGGTAGAACAAAAGACGCACAAAGTGGCATTATATCAGCAAAAACTAAACAACCATTCAATCATGTTTATACTTTTGATATAAGTAAATATCAACCATTTGATGCTTACAGATTAACAATTGAAAGAATCTCAGCAGTTAATCAAAAAGAAAATAGTTGGCAACAAAATAATAGTGGTACTGTAAAACAAATTGAAAATATTATTACTGATAAATTAACTTTCCCATATTCTGCATATGCAGGGGTTGTTGTAGATGCGAAAGATTTTCAACAAATACCAAAAAGAAGTTATGAAATTCGTGGACTAAAAGTAAAAGTTCCTACAAATTATTTTCCTCTTGATGAAGCAAACACAGCAACAGGAGTAAGAAGAACTACAGCTTCTTATCAAAGAAATGTAAGTACAGGAGCAGAAGAAAGTTCCGTACAAGATTGGGATGGTAATTTTAGAGGAGACCAAAAAACTTTTACAAGTGCTACTCATGCAAACTATGAACCAGTATATACAAACAACCCTATTTGGGTATTTTATGACTTACTAACAAATCAAAGATACGGATTAGGTAAATACTTAGATGAAGACTTTGACTTTAGTAGCATAGATAAATATACTTTATTTCAATTAGCAAAGTATTGTGATGAATTAGTTCCTGATGGAAAAGGTGGAACAGAACCTAGATTTACTACTAACTTATATGTTCAGAAAGACCAAGACGCAATTAAATTTTTAAAGAACTTAGCTTCTCAACTAAGAGCCATGTTAGTATGGTACAATGGACAAGTAACTCTTGGAATGAATCAACAAAAAGGAGCTATTTATACTTTCTCAAAATCAAATGTAATTGATGGAGAATTTAATTATGCAGGTACGGCAGGTAGATTTAGAAATAATCAGATAGCAGTAAGTTGGAATGACCCAGAGAATGGCTATAAACAAGCAGTAGAAGTTGTAGAAGACCACGATGACATTGCAAAAACAGGTAAAGTTAGAAGAAAAAATGTTGCAGCCTATGGCTGTACTTCACAAGGACAAGCTGTAAGACATGGTAAATACCAATTGTTATCAGAACAACTTGAAAAAGAAGTAGTAACATTTAAAACAGGATTAAATGCATTAGGTTTAAAACCTGGTGATGTCATAAAAGTACAAGATTCAGATTTACAAGATATAGTTGCAAGTGGTCGTGTTACTACTTCAGCTTCTTCTACAACAACAATTATAAGAACAGACAGAGATTTAAGTTCATTCTTAAATAATAGTGATAATTTTAAATTACACTTAATATACCCAAATGGTGGTGCTTATTTGGCACAGCCTCTGGCTACTATTAATTCAACTTCTTATACACAAGGAGATTTAATACTACTTGATGAAGATGGAGCAGCTGTTGATAGTCACGCTAAAGCTAGTAATATAAAAGATGATAGTGGAGCAGTTGTACAAACTTATTGGTCAGATGACCTTAGAATAGAAACTCAAGCAGTAAGCTCTTTTAATACTACATCTATAACTGTATCAAGCGCATTTAGTTCTGCACCAAACGGTGAAGTAATATATACAGTTTCAGGAGAGACTGATGATAATGTTAAAATTGCAGGTAGTTTTAAAGAGTATATTATTTCGAGTATAAAACATGAAGATGATATGCAAGTAAGTATTGCAGCAGCAGCTTATGAATCAGGCAAATTTGATGCAGTAGATAGAGGTTGGAAAGTTCCAGAATATCCCGATACTTTATATAAACCTCCCGCAAGAACAGATGAAATTCCTGTACCAATAGGATTAACTGCACAGATAGTACCAGGAAGTTCAAATGGAGGAGACAATGTAGGAGATGGAGATAACAATAATGACTACTCTATCGTATTAAATTGGACTCACCCAACTACACAAAGAACAGATTCAAATGGTAATGATTTAGTAGATGTTTATGAACATTTAGTAGGTTATAATATTCAACATAATTTAGACTTAGAAAATGATGATAGAGATAGTAATAGAGAATTTACAACTGTATTCTTAGACTCTAATAATAAATCAGACTATGTATTTAGTAATGTTGTACCAGGAGCAGCTTATAAATTTAGAGTTCAAACAGTAGCTACAAATGGTAGAACTTCTGGTTGGGTACAAAGACAAGTAAGCTTCCCAGATAGTGCTTATGCAATATTTGGACAAGGAGCTATATCTGCTGGTATGAATCACTTAATACAAAAAGGCGGTATATTAACAACAGTTGTAAATGTAAATAGTACTAATGGTACTACAACTTTTGCAAATACTACTTATGTATTTACTCCACCAAATAGTGTTCCAGCAATAACAGTTTCAAACGGTAATGCCGCAAAAACAGTACAAGACGGATTCAATAATTTAGCAGATGGTGGCACAGGTTTCTTACTATATGATTATAGTGATACTAGTGACCCTTTAAAAGCAATTACCCTTGTAGAAGATACAAGTGCAATAGATGCAGTAACAAGTGCTAAGTATAATTATCAATTTATGGCACAGCTTGGAGCATCGAATAATGACTTAACTCAAGCAAGTGGAACAGTATCAGCAACAGCAGGATTACCAGAACTTACAGGTAGTAGTACAACTTTTACTTCTGACTTTACGGAAGGAGATGTTATCGCAATAGATACAGCAGGAGCCACTAGATTTATGGCAAAAATTGTAGAGATAGAAAGCGATACTTCTCTAGTAATGGATAGTAGCCCAAGTAGAGCATATAGTGGAAAAACTGTTCATAAACAAGGTTTAACATACGACCATTTAAAAGATAGTATTTTAGGACAAATTTCAAGAAGTGGAAGTACTTATAGTTATACTCCATTTACAAATAAAATGAAAGTTGATACCTCTGATGAAATCGGTGGTAATACAATCACATCAGTACAGATATTAGCAAACTCTGTTAACTCTACTATTATTCAAGCTAATTCAATAGGAGCAGCAGCAATAGTAGCAGGGCAGATTAACAACTCACACATAGCAGCAAACTCAATAGATTCTGCACAAATAGTAGCAGGAGAAATAGATTCTTCCCATATATCAGCAAACTCAATAGGCAGTGCAGCTATAACAGCCAACGCAATAGGTAGTTCAGAAATATCTGCAAACTCAATAGGTAGTGTAGCCGTTACAGCTAATGCTATAGGAAGCTCAGAAATTGCAGCTAATTCAATTGGAACAGTAGCGATTGCAGCTAATAGTATTACATCCTCACAGTTAACATCAAACGCAGTAGGCTCTTTTACAGTCACAGCTAATAGTATTACAAATGTAGAAATCGCCGCAAACAGTATAGGCAGTTCAGAAATAGCTGCTAATTCAGTTAATGGTACAATACTAATAGGAAATTCAGTAGGAAGTAGTGAAATAGCAGTTAACTCTGTAAATGGTATTATCATAGCAGATGGAGCTATTGATGCAGCAGGTAAATTAGGAAATGCTATTATCTCAGGAACTAAGTTAGCAGACAACTCTATAAATGATTCAAGAATAGTTGCAGCCAATGTAATTGATACTAGTATGATAGCTGCCAACAGTATTACAGCAGCTCTTGTTGCAGCAAATGCTATTCAAACTTCAGAAATTCAAGCAAACTCAGTAAATGCAGTTCTTATAGCTGCAAACTCTATTACTAATA